GCGGACCCAGCGCGGGAGCAGATCGACCGTCTTAAAGGAATTAGGGATGGATTGGGTCAAGATTTTGTGTTCGGAGATAGAACCAGACCAGAAGATATTGCAAATAGATCTAACACAAGACAAAACTATCATTTAAATTTAAAATATCCATTAACACTTGAGACACAAACTCAAGATACATTAAAAATTGATGTTTTACAATTTAAACCTAGAGGATTAGGGACTACTGCATTTACATTCGCAGAAAGAGATGCTGATGGAACTAGACAAATACGTGGATCAGTTATTCTACCAGTAACAAATGTCGCTGATAAAAATAATGTTGGGTGGGGTGGAGTATCAATGGGTGCAGTTGATGTTGCACTAGCAGGCCTCGCAATGAATACAATAATGAAAGGTGGAGATGGATTCATGGAATCTGCTAAAGCTACATTAGATGCTGCAAGTAATGAAACAAACGGTCTAAAAAAAGCAGTTGCCGCATACTTTACTCAAGCAGCAACAGGAACCAAAGGGATCTTGGCAAGAACTGAGGGTGCAATTATCAATCCCAACTTTGAGTTGTTATTTAACGGACCAAAGTTGAGAACATTTGCATTCACTTACAGAATGAGTGCTAGGAGTGAAGCTGAAACTATTGTAATTAAAAAAATTATTAGAATGTTTAAGCAATCAATGGCAGTTCAAAGATCAGCCAGTCTTTTGTTTTTGAAGGCTCCAAATACATACAAATTAACTTTTAGAAAATCATCCAATGCGGAACATAGTTTTCTACCTAAGGTTAAGGAATGTGCTCTGGTATCATTCAATGTAAATTATGTTCCAGATGGGACTTATGCTACATTTGAAAATTCTTCCATGGTCGCATATGAACTACAATTCCAGTTCAGCGAACTTGACCCCATTTACAATGATGATTATACAGGAATTGATGGCAATACAGACGATTTTATAGGTTTCTAACATGTCAAATTCATACTTCCGTAAGCTACCAAATTTTGAATATGTAAACCGTACTGTTGACGGTAAAAACATATCAGATTATACAACTGTAAAAAATCTTTTCAAGAGAGCAAGAATAAGACCAGACATATTTGAAAATGCAACTTTCTTTAGTAAGTATTTTATTCAGGGAAATGATCGTCCAGACAATATTGCAGATCAAGTCTATGGAGATCCAACATTAGATTGGGTTATTTTACTATCAAATAATATATTAAGCGTTCAAAGTGAATGGCCCATGACTCAGCAAACTTTTGAATCATATTTGTTAGAAAAATATCTTGATATAAGACTTGTTGAAGATACCCATCACTATGAATCAATTGAGGTAAAAGATCCTGAGGGCAAAATTTTATTTCCTGAAGGTTTAGAAGTAGACGAAGATCAATCAATCACCTATTTTGACAGAGGATCTGAATCTTATGTGACCATTAATGATATGGTTACTGAAGTAACCAACTATCAATATGAGGAGAGATTAAATGATGCCAAGAGACAGATATTTTTATTAAAATCAAAATATTTAAACATCGTGCTTGATGATCTTGAGGAAATGATGGAATATAAAAAAGGTTCCACTCAGTATGTGAGTGAAACCTTAAAACGTGCTGATAATATTAGACTTTATGAGTGATCATTCCTCAGCAAGTTTCTGGAAGTAGGACAGAGCATCATCTTCATCACTATCATTGGATGCAGATGACCTAGAACCAAGATTGTTCAGTTCACCCTGAAGATTTTCAGGTAGCTCAGACTTCTGAGAGCGAGAAGAAAACTCAGGAGTGAATGATCCACGATCAGTTTCCTCATTCTCAACCTCTTCATCAAGGCGAGGACGGGAAGAAGACTTCTGTCCCAGAACCATTTGTAGACGATTCTGCAGTTGATCATATGACTTAAACTGATCAGCAGCAGTCAAAGCAGTCAGTGAATACTGCTTCTTCCAAAGTGCTTCCAGAGCATCATCATCTTCAAGGAGAGCACCAGGTGCTGCAAACTCAGAAGAATCATAGTTCCAGTAACCTGCAACCTTCTTCAACTTCAGTCTGAAGTTAGCACCCTGCCAGAAGTCAAAGGGATTGATTGCTTCCTCATCTTCAAACTCAGGTTGCATTGCTTCCATAATCTTGTCAAAGATTTTCTTACCAAACTTATACAGGAAGACTTTGCCTTCGTTCTGTGGATTTGCTTTGTCCTGCACAACATAGATGTTGGCATAGTAGGACAGTTTACGCTTTTGCTTACGAACAGTATCCTTATCAGAATCAATGCCACTGTTCCACAGTTCGCGGTTGTGCTCAGACACAGGATCTTTCTGGCCCATAGTAGTCAGAGAGTTTTCAATGTACCAACCACCAGGGCCTTGGAAGGCATGGGAGTACATCTTTGCCCAAGGAAGTTCTTCTTCATTAGGGGCAGGCAGGAAACGGATCACGGCATAACCATTGCCGGTCTTATCCATTTCAGGTTTCCAGAGACGGTCATCTCCACCGCCACCGTTGTTGTTCATCTTCTCAACTTCCTTGACCAGTTTAGAGGTCAGGGATCCAAGAGAGGATTGCTTTTTAAGATTTGCGAAAGACATAAGATTTGTTGGATTAATTAGATTTGGCTTTTGTGTACCTGCTTATTCTACAGGTCGGAACCTGTCGTGTCAATCTGTTGTTTCATAATATCAAGCATTTTGTTCATTTGTTCAAAGACCGTTGTGATTTCAACATCGGGGGGAAGACCCATCATCTTAGCAGACTCTATAATATTTTTTTTCATCTGCTTTGCTTCAGGATCATCTGATAAGGAGAGCCTTGCAAAAAGAACTTTTTGCTTATTCAAAAGTTTCTCAAGAAGTTTAACATGACGCAGTTTTTCACTGTTGTTCATGAAGGCAAACTTCATCACACTGGAATATACTTCCTCTTGTAATTCAGAAATTTCAACCATCTCTGCCCTTACAATTTCAGAATCAAAAAAACTCATTTGTCTCCAATCACGACTTCTCTCAAAATGTTTTTATAACGAGGTACATCAATATTTAGAAAAGGAGAATATTTTTTCATCCTCATACTGATGGTTTCCCATACCGGATCAATAAGATTTTTATCCCATTGTTTTTGATATCCTAGAATGCCATTAAGGATCACCATCGTCTCAATAGAAACATTTCCACGGAGATATTCTTTGAGTATTTGTGGATGTCGTAATCCATCCATGGCAAACATAGAATCAAAGTTGTTGTCATCAAAGATTGTTTCTACCTCTTGCTTGAAGAGGTATGAAAGGGATTGTGTTCTCTTTTTCCATTCAGTGTATCGGTCTTCACCATCCTTAATCATCTCACCAATCCAGAGTTTACTAGGATCAGTGCATGTGATGAAGTTAGAAACAAAGAAGTCTACAACTTCTTTATCATCTTTATTACGTGCTAGCTTCTCAAACCAGAAACGATCTTTACGCTTATAAAATGATTTGACAGTTGCACGACTCTTTCCATTATATTTGTGGTAGTCGTAAGAATCTTTCGTGAAGTGATTCTTCATCGACAAATAACAACGATATGCATCAAAAGCCATCATAAAAAAAGTAATAGGGTGATTTTTTGGCGAAAAAATTTTCGCCCCCCTTTTGAAATTAGAAGACTAATTTTGCACGGGAAGTTTTCTTAAGAAAATTAAGTTCCATAGCCTCGTACTTAATTTTCTCTTTCAGTGGTTTAGAAATAAGTTTAGGGACAGACTCAAGGTCAATGGAATTCATCTCGCAGAAATAAACTATCGCATCGATGTAACTCATGTCTTCCTGATCTTTTACAAGAGTTTCAATCTCTTGTGCAAAACGAGCCTGACAAAAGAATTTGCTCTCAAATGCTTTTTCTAGTTCATTCTCTACTTTCCGTAGTTGTTTATTAGGTTCCATTATGTCCAATATTGTGAGATACAAATTCTTTAATATACCGAACTAACAATTTAATATAATCCCCTTTGTTCCTTTTGTCAAATACTTCGACCTCACCACCAGGAGTAACCATGATAGTGATTAATTTTTTGACGGGGATACCAGTCAACTCATAGTAAGCAGCAGCATAGAAAGTTTCTTGAACAAAATAGTTCTCTAACCATGCTTCTGGTTTAATTTTTTCGGAAGTTTTAAAATCGATGACTGCAAGTTCGCCTTCGTACTCTCCGATGCAGTCAACTCTACCTGCCAAACCAAGATACTCTGAGTACAGAGTCCTTTCTATAGCGTGTATATTATTTATCTTGTCCAGATATGGTCGTGCATGAATGAACATAAACTTGGTTAGAGGTTTAAAGTCATCCCAGTTTATTTCTTTGTTCAACATGTAGAGTTCAGTTGCTGCGTGAAAGTCTGTTCCACGAGCAGTTGCTTTCTTTGTGATACGATTTGCTTCTTCAATACCAATTCTCTTTCTCCACTTAACAAAGATTTCTCTATTGTAAAATGAAGTCACAGAAGTGATAGAAGGCACCCAGTCTCCATTTGGGAGATTGTAAAGGCGGATGCCCTGAGTTTCTTTTTTGTTTAGTTCAAGATCACCGAGATAATTATGATGAATAAATGTCATAAGCCAAGTTCTAATTTCGCAATTAAGTATTCCTTACACAATCCAGATCTGACAATATCCTCAACACCAAACTCAACCATATCGACTGATGGCATGAGTCGAAGAATTCTCATGAAATCCACAATACCATTTCTCTCATTCTGTTTTAGTAAATCAGATTGAGTTGCGTCACCGCAGAACATGATCTTGGTATTTTCACCAACCCTAGTAATGATACTATCAAGTTCATGATAATTTAAGTTTTGAAATTCGTCAACAATAACAATCGCATTGTCAAGAGTTGTTCCACGAATAAAACTTGTAGACCAGAATGAAATAGTTCCTTGAGTTTTAAGATTGCCATACAGCATCTCAAAATCTGCCTCGGTAGGAAGTTCAAACATATACTTCACCATATTCTTATATGGAATTTGGTAAAGAGAGGACTTATCTTCATGGTCTCCTGGGAGGAAACCGATCTCTCTGGTGGCCACAAGGGACCTGACAAGGTAGATTTTTTCGTATGGTGTCGTTGGATCTAAGACATCGCAGATAGCGTTGTAGAGGGTTATGAATGTTTTACCTGTTCCTGCTGCACCATACGCAACAATGTTTTTACCAGCATCATAAGAATCATATAAGATTTTTTGATTCTCTGTTAATGGTTCAATTTCACGAAGAAAATCGGAGTTGATTGGTTTCTTTCTCTTCATTTGTTTGGCAGTCAAGCCAACTCCGATTGATGTATCAGATACTTTTCTTTTTCTTGGCATAAGTGATTAATTAAACAGGTTTTACTCTGGAGCCAGGCGCTTTCGACGCCTTGTAAAGAACGTCATTCCATCCTGGATGAGACTTTTTGAGTTTGTCATAAACTTCTCCAAGTTCTCCAGAACTAGGCGCTGTTGATGGATCTGACCAATCCCTCTGCCACTCAGGATTGTCATCACACCACGTTGCCCATTCATATACACTGAGAACTACTTCTTTTTGTTCACCAGTTTCTTTATTAATAACAGGGTATGTTGCCATGCGTAAAATTATGTGTAGGAATATTTAGACCCACTCAAGGGCTTCGGAGACTTCAGGAAACTGTTCTATAAAAACTTTCCTGCATGCATTTGCAATGTCCATGTGTTCTTTCTGTGTTCCATGTGCAGACCTGAGATTAATATAATGAATCCATGAACGACAAGAGCCGGTCATGTAGATTTTGGTAGGCGTACAGAGTGGGAGCACCATTCTTGCACATTCCTTTGCCACACCACGCCCAAGCATCTGTTGATACAATGCCATCGACGAATCAAACAGAGTCTTCATCTGCATTTCAAGTTTTTGAACCTCAAATGGATCGAGGTCATCGATAGAGTTTTGACGATTCTTATCATCCTGACGACGAAGTTCAGGCAGCGGAATCTTATTGCTAAGAAGAGAACTATCAGCATACCGCTGAGAAAATTCTTGGAATGTGAAGCTACGGTGCCTCAGGATCTGAGCTGCGATTGCTCTTGTTGTGTCAATCTCCAGAGTCATTGTGGACTGTTCAAAAACAGACCAATGATTATGCTTAATACAATAGCGCAGAAGACCAGCATACTTTTCATTGTCTTGATTCTTTGGATTAGATACTCTGGCAATATATGCCATAGTCTGTTCTGCATCAGGAGTAACAGAAACTAATTTTACTGGTTCAGTCATCGTCATCTTCAAATACTTCGTCATAATCAATTATATAGTTTTGCAGAGGATCATCATAGTTCTCTGCTTTATAAGCACCAACATCAGAGTATACCTCCGACTTTAGACAGTCTATCAAAGACTCAAGATTCCTGACAATCAGTTTTAACCTCTCTTTATCCATGAGTGTGAGTTGTGGTGTAAGCATACTAGCATAAAAAAAGAGGGGCCACAACCCCTCGTATGCGAAATTAGACTTAGCTTAGCATCCTCCTACAAATTCTTTTACATGTCGCCTGGTCATCATCGCATTCTATGAGACAATTATAATAATCATTTATTAGGTCAGACTCCTCCATGGAACGGTCTATGGTTTTTGCTAATCGCTCTACACTTTGCCTCCAACCTGCTAGTTGATTGTATGAAATAAGATTGTGCATAACGTCCTCCATTATACTGCTAAAAGGACATACCAACATACTAAAAAGTTTTGGTTACATAAGTCCTCTCTTCAATGCTATCATATCTATAAGAGTTTGTGTTAATTTACTAACATTTGTTAAATTGTAATATAAAAACAAAAAAAGAGAGGGTTTGTAACCCTCTCTTTACAACTCACTTGGTGTAAGTCTTGCCACGATAGCAAAATGTACCGTGAGTTTCCTTGCTCTCTACACAACGTGTATCATACTCAACACCGCGATATGAAGTGTGAGTAATCTGTGCGTCGTGAACTGCAGATGCTTTGCTGATCTGCTTGCGAATCATGTTTAAGGTGTTCATGAGTTTACTCCTAAAGTAGTTGGATTTTTAGGTCCGTTCCTTTAGTCGTTTGCGTCCCATGGACAATGAGGAGTTGAATCCTCAATTGTTTCAATGAGCTCCACTTTAATATAGTTATCCATGCTCTCATTTTTCTTGATCCTGAGCATAATAGCATCAGCATCTTCACATAAGAGATTTGAATACAATAGAAACTCTACCATGGGATGAACGCTCCGTTCCGCGACTTACTTGCGTCCCTTTCGGGATGAACGACAGGTCTATTATAGACCTCATATATTATATAGTCAAGTAGTTTTGTATACGGAGATACCAAATTAATCATCCCCGTCCCCAACGTATTCATGTTCGTGACCATCACCTCTACTTGACAAGAAATCTGATAGGCTACTTTGGTATGTCTCTTCAAATTCTTCTATAGGATTATTTTCATAATACTCTTCTACCTCTTCATCGTACTCAGTCCAATCAATCTCGGGTTCTTTTCCATCCATACGATTAATTTCATGAATAGAAGAGTTAGCACGTTTTTTAATGCTTCTATATTTTTTTGATAACCTTACGTATTCATCTTGGTCATCAACTTTTTTAGTAGATTTTTTTCCGAATCCTTTCATGACATTCTACTCAAACATTCTAGTATCACTCATATACTTGAGTGTTTCCTTCAAGTTTCCACGATGATCCAATCCAATGGCAACCTGAGGATACTCGGCTTCACTACCAAACTCCGCACGAAACTGTTTGTCGGTGAAGTCAACTCCAAGTAAAAACTCTCTTACATTTTGATCACATGCTTCAAGAACCATCTTAGCCCTATCAGACTCTTGACTACCATTTGAATATACTAATGCTTGCATCAATCTCTCTGCCTCCAATCATCAGGTTTATCTCTTTGAAACCAATCGTTAATATCTTCTGCACTATCAAACCCCGTTCTATAATTGGATGGGTCGGGGTCTCCTAATCCCATCCTATTCATAAAATCATCCATACTACCTTCTTGAATATCCTGAGCCGCTTGGCGTCTTGCCTTCTGCAACCAGTCTTTGGCAGTGGTGTGGGCCTTGGAAAGTTTCTCTGCCCAAATCATATCTTCCAAAGGAACTTCTTCTTTATTAGCAATACATTTACAAATGGACTCTAGTCTAAGTCTGTATTGAGTAGAAAGCATGTTACTTTTTTTTGAGTTTAGATTCTAAGTCTGATGCCCTTCGCAATTCAGCATTGGCATCTTCAGATCGCTCATGAATAATATCCATAATATCTGCGTAAATCACATCAGCCTCAATATAATTGTCAAAGTATAGATCTAGTGATTCTCTTAGAAATCTTTTGCGATGCCACTCTGGTGAGTACGGTTTATACATGATATTAATGATACATGGTTTAGAGCATAGTACTATTTACTTTGGATGTCAAGTTAATGGTTTACCATTTTTATCAACCAATCCAAGTCTTTTAATTTGAGAGAAGTTTGATTTCTCTCTCTTCTTTATTTTTTTGTATTCTTTGATAAGTTTGTTAACTTCCTCATTAGAGATGTTAACCTTGAGTTCTTTTTCATTTTCTTTTGGAACGAATCCAAGGCCACTTTTTTTTACTTCATCTTCAGAATCAACATAGTCATTAATGACATCTTGAATTTCATCTCTAATAAGTTCATTTATTTGTTCTTTAAGAAATTTATCATTCATTTTCTTTTCTTTTCTTTCTTAGGTTTTACTCCCCATAACTTGGGGCTAACTGCTCCAAATCCAAAATCAATTTTTTGTACAGCATCTTTCCCATACATGTCATAGTACAAGTCAAACATTTTTGATACCTTACCACAACGAGTAAGGTCAATATGTTCTTTCCCATCTGCAACATACCAGATTAATCTAGCATCAGTAGGGAAACTTTTATCATTCGCAGTATCTAAAGTAGTCTTTTCTAAGAGAATTTGACATCCATAATCGTAGGGATTCAATTTATTCTCATCCGATCCGAACTCTGCCATTTCTTTTTCTTGAGGTTCTTGATCCTTTTCGACTGTTACTGTCATGAACGACCACCCCACTGAATGTCAGGATATGCTTCCTGCACAACATCAAGAGTAATTTGATATTTGTCAGACAAATTTCCATCTTTGACAAGACAGAGAAGTTCTGATTCTTTTGGATGAAGGCCCTCCAAAAGATTGATGAACATCATTTCTCTACGAATCGTTGAGAGAGTATTGTTGCCTCCCTGAACATAGTGATACAAGTTTTGGTACTCACGGCGCAAAGAAGTTCTTCCTTGCCCTTGCAGGTCTTGCTTAGTGGCAGCCTCACCGCCTGATGCTTCTCTTGCGAGGTTATCAGAAAGGGTGCCAGTGTATACATTCTGATCTTTCACGTCACCATAAGGAACATCACCTTTAGGTAGAAGAGAAACTACAGACTCATCAAAGTTCCACACAAAGATTACTTTGAGAGAATCATGCTCATACTTTTTCAGTGCCTCCACCTTCTTTGCTTTGGTTCGTTGTTTAGAAACAACTTCAAAAATCTCAAAAACAAATGGATTTGTAGGGAGATCCGGGATAGGCGTATTTGTAGTTTTTGGTTTTGCCACTCTCTTTCTTGTAGTAGTGGTCTTAGACTTACTCGTTGTCGTCGTCTTCGTCGGGCTCATAATCGTTTTCAAATCTTACAGCTAAAATTTCATCGGGGAGGACATTGCCATTTTCATCAAACATCTCCGGGTGCATGATTGGTTGCTTTTCTTTGTTTAGGAAAGCATATACCAGGTCGTTTCCAAACCATCCTACCATAAGTCCTATCAAAAAGGAACCAATGATTCCTGCTCCACAAAAGAATAAGATATACGGTGTTGCTGATTCCATGTTACACCTCCTGAGAGTTTGCCTTTTTTACGTCTATGTGAAATTCAAAGTAAAAATGAAACTCTCTTTTTAAAAGGGAGATCATCTTACCAAACTTCACTTGAAAAGTTTTTGGTTTTGGTACTCTCCTCCTATTTCTTATCAATAACTCAAACCCACGATTAATATGGGTGGTCTCTTTATTTAGATTGATTTTTTCTTCGTCCGGGTCTTCGATCATTACTATACCTCCAGGCATCTTCTAAAATGCCATACAAATAATTTTTGATCTTTCGTGCTTGAGGTTTGGGGATGTGACCATAACCCTCACGAATTTGTTTGTGCTCGTTGTCTGCACCACCTTTTAGGTACTCATCAAGTTCTACTGTCAGATCGCTGAGTTCAGCAGCAGTAGAGCTGTCGATGAAAGAATCTACTTCGTGCTTTTTAATTTTACTAGATTTCAAATAATCATAGAACCTAAAGTTCATCTGACCGTCAAATGCATTATCGATTGCATGTTCAACAAGATCATAGATGTCGATGAGGTTTTGTTCCATTAGACTAATTTCTGTTCTCTTAAATATTTTACTGTTTCGGCGCATCCACCGATCATATTTTCATCCTTAAGCACTCTTGGAAAACTAGCATCGTAACCAAACTTTTTAAAGTACTGATCTTTGGTAAAATCTACGCCAAGTTTATAGATAACGTACTTAAGTTCTGCTAACTGTAACACCTGTTCGACTTGTGTGCAATAGGGACATCCTTCTTTAGAATAGACGATAAACATATCCAATCAATTTTAAAATTTATTTAGAGTATTTGTGCTTTGGACTAAACTCATCCATTGGTTTTGATGGTTCAAAAGGAGATCTATTAAGGTTTTTGATTACAATAAATGCGTCTTTATTGTACTTACGTGTGCCTTTAGGCGATTGCCATTTCTTATTGTAAACCTCACCTACATCAATACCAGAGACTTGAGTTCCACCAATTTCTACTACGATGTCATCTCCAACTTCCCATCCTAGTTTGTTCGCTGCTCTAGCAACTTGATCTACGATGGAATTTTCCATAACGTTTTCTTCCGGCTCTAAATTTCCAATCATAAAAAGAGGGCGTTAACCCTCTTAGTATATCACAATTATGCAGTCCAATCAACATCAACATCATCATCACCAAGTCCAAAGTGTTCTTCTAGAACTTCTATCCTCTCCTCTTCATGTGCGATGATATCCAGTTGTTCTTGAATTGCACCAAGAACATCAGGATGTTCTCCAATACCTACAGGGTGATGAAGATAGACTTCAATATTCGCCTTTGCTTTAGCAATGTTGCCTTCTGCATCAGCACGAAGAGCTTCTAAAATTTTAGATCGAAGATTGCAGGACATAATTTACCATGGTTTGTATTATATATTTAATAGTTTTTAGTGTGAATGTCAAGTTCTCCATCATCAATATGTGCATGATCAATATTTTCAATATGACCGTGAATCATATTAATAGTGATGGTTTCATTTTCTAAAATGATTGCTATCCTTTCCAAGGACTCTGCTATTCTATCAAGAGAATTAGACATGAAAAAGGGGGGTTCAATACCCCCCTAGTATAATAGATTTAAAGCATTCCTGCAAGCATAACCAGAAAACAAATGATGGTGAAAGCAAATATTATTATACATCCAATCAATAGTTCTTTGATTGTAGTGCTCTCACCGTTTGGTTCGTGGTGATGGTCTGAATGGACAGTCATAACAACCTGCTCCACAACATCCTCTAGTGTTCATGTTCATCAAATGTATCATCTAATTCTTTAGATGGTGGTCCAAAGGAAAGGTAGATGCCGTATGAGGTCATTACTACCATCGTTATACAGATGATTACAATTAAATTCATTTGTCTTCCTCGTATAGTTGTTCCAATCTTTCTCTTGCGAGATCAACATACATTACTTCTTCTCCTAATGCAGGAGCTTCAGGATGTTTCCGAGGTCTAGCACCCCAGTAAATAGATTTAAGATTGTAGTACATAAGAGCAAAGGCACCTCCTGCTATTGCAGCAAAACAAACAAAATAAACAAATACTGCTATTCCGTTCATTTAATTACCCCATGTGCCTAAAGTTTTCATATAAAACCCTAGACGTTTTGTAGAGGGTAATTACTAATCGGGTAACAAAATACCCGATGAGTAATCCTA